ATTAACAATCTGCCCACAACCCTCCAACGATGTAATCACATCCTCCGCTAGGTCAGCGGGAACAATAATATCGTCGCCGTATATGTAAACGAGCGAGGCGGCCTCGGACTGGGTCAAGGTACGTGCTACTTGAACCGCCGCAACAGCGAGACCCCAAAATACTAGGGCCTCAACTGGAAAGCAGTTAGCCGAACCCATAGGCGCGAATTTTCGCAACCTAATGGTGACATCTACTTTCTTATTCCGTGGGTAAGGTATAGCAACTTTACTATAAAAGCTACGCGTTGCCCACAGTGCAGCAAACACCTCTGAAGGGAAGAGGCGCCCTACTAACGTTGATGAAACGCGATCGGACGCTTGCTTCAAGTCGAGAGTGGCCCAACGGCCAGTTAGTGAACCCTCGACAGCCAGACGTGCATTAACAGTCTGGTCATCGAAGTTGACATGACCTCTCGTCAGCTTATTTCTCTTGATTTCCCGGACCAAGCAGGACATTTGTCCTTGTTGGATCCACATAAGCTCTTTAGCTTCTGCGGAGATAATCCGAGGGCCTCTGCTATCCTTCGGGACAGCGTGCACAATTGATGTGCGAAGCGCAGCATTGAGTTTTCGGGCGGGCGGATCAAGATCCGTCGCCTTAATAACCATTCGCGGGCGCCACACGGCAACAGCCGTGCAAGCACCTTCAAGAGACTGACGACCCGAAGCGCTAGTAAAAAGGCTTTGAGGGAAGTTGATTCCCAGCAGATCGTCAAAAGATCGAAACTTGTACTTTTGGTACTGTTCAATGGTTCCTTCATTGGTGGAGCCAGGACCGTGCTTAGGTATGATATCAAAAAGGTTAACCCCTTTCAACACCTCACCTATTGCGGCCTCAGCTAGTTTAAGTAGTAGATCCTGCTTATAATTAGGTGATGAATCGCTAAGGAGTAAATTAGGCAACTCATCATTAACACCAATCATCTCATACATCGCCCGACGGGTCTGCTCGTCCGTACAGTCAAAATTGTACTTATAGAGCAGGGTCGTTAGCTGGCGGATAGCCCACAAACTAACGTAACATGGGTTATCAAGTATAAGACCAGTCTTCTTATCGAAGATCTGTTCGGTGAACCTGTGAAGAAATTCCGGGAGAGCCCGTGATCCCCTTGTATGAAATAAGGGATTGCGCTGGAACTTACCAGCCTCAACGGATTGTAAAACTACAGTCCCGAAAGCAGGGAGCGTCTTAGTAAGAAAGGAGATTCCTTCTTGACCAATTCGCCGGTTAACAGTCGCAATGTCGCGTGACAGACTCACGTCCGTGGCGAGCGCAACATCGGTGAATAACGTCAAATGGAGGTTCGAAAGGACTTCCAATTCATGTTCCGAAGCCCCTTTACGCGTAGGCTTTTCATCAGTCCTGCCCATAAGGTGGTCCTGGATCCCCCATTCATGAGTCCGAGGGTTCTAAAACTCGGAGTTGGCGATTGCAGTTTTTAATCCTGCGGTAGCAAGCCAGGTGTCAAAACCGTTGTCGAGGTCTTCGACCCGAACTTCGGCCAGCGGATCGTCATTATCGCAAGAAAGGACTTTGTGCGAGCGGTCGATGTGTATATTACCATCGCCGTCTTTGTACACGTCCTCGATTGAGATGAGATGACGTTGAATTCCGCTATTGACATCGTGCGACAAACGGAGATACGACTTCCCTGCGCCATAATCGGCGTGGGTAATATCCGCCTTTGCGGTACGTGTATTCTGTTTGGCTAATTGCTTGGCGTACTTGGAGACATAAGCCTCTTTATAAGTACGTGCTGTACCGTCAACTGTGATTGTACAATCTAATAATCCCATGAATGGACCCCCATATTTTAAGTGTGAAAAGTAGGCTCTATTCAAATGAGCTACGCCGCTTTTGAGCCAAGAAGCGACGCGCCTAATAGCACTGCCATAAATGATGGCGGACGAATCCACCAAGAGAGTTGATCAAAGACATCTTCCCCTACCCAGCGACACACAGTTGTGCGTTTAAGCTCGTCAAAGGTCTCCCCAAGTATTGCGGGGGGCGCCGTTGACTCGTTTTTCACATTACTGACCTCTACCTCCTTCAGCGTCAGACATATGTCGATTATATCAACTTGTACATCATTCGCGTCACGAGAAAGCAAAGCGTGCCGTTTGAGTATTTGGTCGGTGTTCACGACCCAATCTAGCACAAATGAAAAGGGAACGAGTTCCCAAAAGCTAGATATGGATGGGGTTAGCCCCATTGCCGTCATAGCGTTGGTGATATCATCTATAGCCGCAATTACTTCTTTCGGCATGTGATATCGATACTTTAAACTTACAGATAGTTTATGACTTGCTTTCCCCCTAATAGGGGAGTCCCATATACCATCGACACCCTGGTGTTCACCAGAGTACCAGACGTAATGTACCTGTTGGCCATTAAAGGGATCGTCTAAGTCATATTCTATACTTGTATTAAGGTCATGGACCTTACCAGCGCCTTCCCGTGCACGTTGGACTCGATTTCTCCAGTCCGCAAGTGCACCCCAGATCTTCCCCACTTCCTGAATGAAGGGGCGAAGGGCGAAAGCCCATTCGAGATGCAGATCTGACATTTCCTTTATCGAGAGACGAAGGATGTCTCCTGCGTCAGCCGACAGTACGTCCTTTAAGGCCTGTATAAAGAACTTAAGGCCTTTTACCAAAGCGAGACTAAGCTCCGCTAACATCCGGGAATCAAGAAAATTCCGGACGACGGTAAGCAACCCTTTACAGGCTGCCACCGCCCGGTCCTT